AGTCTCCATCTACCCATTCACTTTCAGCACCTGATTCAGTAGCTTGTTTATTAAATCCTGGTTTAAAATTGAGTTTCTGTAACATAACCTAGTATTATATAGGGTTTTTATTATTTTGGTAGTGTTATATTCCACTCTAGCTTGGATATCAAATCTTTTAATAATACTTGTTTTAGCTTTATTTTTTTAGAATATTCCCTAAGTTCTTCTACATCTACTATTATCCATTGATCTTTTAAATCAAAAACTATTTTATCTGCTTTAGAAATATTATGGACTTTCTTACCTATAGCATTGTTTTGATATTTAGATAAAGGTCTTAAATCAAATTTAAAAGATTTATTTGTTCTATTTTTTAAAATACCCTCTACATCCCATAACTCTTGTTTATTTTTAAGGGGATATTTAATATTTTTTAAATTTTTTACGAAGCTATCCAAGCTGTACCATTCCAGTCATAGACTGTAGGTGTTTCTGAAGTATCATTTGATTTTGTAGCTTCCCAACCTTTAGTGTTGTCAGCTTGATATTTTGTATCGTTCCAAGTAATGTTATAAAAATACTCTCCAGGATTTTCTCCATTTCTAATTGTTGGAAAAGAAATAGGACTTACCCAATTATCATCAGCATCTAATGTCCATGATTGGTAAGGCTGCGGACTTAAAAATTTATCTTTTACAGGATCGTAAACATCTCCTCTACTTGCATATTGTTTTCTAAAATTATTATTGTAAGAAGTTTGTTTCCAAATTCCACCTTTGAAAAAATTAATACACCATGTTTCACCATCTTTGTGCATGTCTGAAGGAACGCAATCGTTTCCTACTACGACAACTCTTTCAACAACCTGATGAGTATCAGTCGTGAATCCTGTTGGATCTACTTTTGTTTTTAATTCTGCGAAATGTGCCATATTGTTACTCCTATAAATTTAATAGTATATTATTTTTTAGATATAGTCAACTTAGAACCTTTAAACCAAGAAGGTAGTCCAATTAAAGGTCTTTTATCCCATTTATTTTCTTTAGCTATTTTAGAACCTATTTTATTATAATGTAAAAAAACTTGACCACAGTCTTTGCCTTTAAATTCTTCCCTCCAATGTTCAAGGTCACAACCAGAATATATTAACATATCACCCGGTTCTAAATTTAATTTAATACCTGCTCGACCTTGGTTACCTGTTGGATCCAAATAGATTGGCCATTCATCACCACCTAAGTTTAATGTAGTGGATATCTCACAAGAATATCTATCTTTGTGTCTCGCAAGTATATCTCCGTTTTTATATATTCTTGCATAAGAATAAGTTTCAGAAAGTTTTAACCCAGTGTGTTTTTCCATAATTGGTTTTACTTGTTGAAGTAAAGTTTCCATTGCTATATCAGAATAGTGTGAATAAGTATTTGGAACTTGTTCATCGTTCCATACTCCAAAGTATTCAGTAAATGGTGATATAAATTTATTTTCAAATAAAACTTTAGCAACATTTCTTTTGTTTAAAAAATATTTATAGACAAAATTTGCTAATTCTTTTGATATAGCTCCTTTTAATATTGTATATTTATTTTTCTTAAATGACATTTTATTTCTCCATTTTATAGTTTAAAGCTGATTTAGGGATAGCCTGACAATTCCAATGTATAAATCTAAAAGGTTCATAACCCATATCCACAATATACTGATGAGGCATATATGATGGAAAAAAAATCATTCTACCTGGTTTAACTTTATAATGAATTTGTGAAGTTGCATGTGTGACTTTTGATTTATCTTTTTCTGGTAAAAGATTCATAACATTACCTGCTCTTGGATCCTCAAACATAGGCATAGAGGTCGCATCTGATGCTTTTAAAAAATAAAAACCAGATATGTGACCATTCCAATGTGTATGCAACGCGTGATGTCCCCCACCTTTTTTAGCAAATTCTTGTACCCACATTTCAGTTACAAAAACTTGATAATTAGTTAAATCAAAACCCATTTCTATTAAAAGATTATATGCTGTTGCTCCTACATAATTTTGTAACTCTATAAAATTAGGATCACCAATTAAACCTGTTGAATGGAATACGTGGCCCATATCTCCTTTATCACCAAATTCTTTATTTCTTTTATTAATCGATTCTTTTAAATTTTTCTTAGATTGTTCAATGTAAGGATTAGATGCTTTATTTAAACTATCTAAAAATGCTGGCTCATCTGCAAACCATATAGGACATTTAAAAAATTCCTCTAATTGTAATTGTTTAGGATAATTTACAACTTCTTTTTTTATAATTTTATTTTTTTTATTTTTCATATTTCTTTCTATTTAAATGGGTATCCTAAATTCCAAATTACTAAACTATTTCTTTCTCCACTTTTTACTGGACATACTCTATGCCATACAAATGAGGGAAACACAACTAAAGATCCTTTAGGTAATATCTCTTTACATTTTCTAATATTAGGTTTTTTATCAGGATCTACATTTCTAAAATCAAATTCTAACTCACCACCTTTATAATCTTTAGAATCAGATAAAGATACTGTTACAGATAATTTTCTAATTTTTCCATTAGCGGAATCTTGAGGATTTTTTTGATTAAAATAAGGTTTATCCCAACTATCACAATGCCAATCATAAAATTGTCCTTTATTATATTTTGTAAATTGACAGGATTCTGACCAATCCCATTCAAAATTCCAACCAGCTAATTCATTTGCTTTGTGAATGTAGGGTTGTATTTCTTTGTACACCCATGTGTCATTTATCCAAACAACATTTGAGTTTCTTTTCTTCTTTAAATCTTTCAAATTTTTTTGACTTAATTTTTTAGAGTTACCCATTGCTCCAATAGTAGCCTGTTGATCTTGAAGTTGATGGCCATATTTTACAATATCATCACAAATACGTTCTGGAATAGCTGATTTAAAATAGTAATAATAATTAAATAAATTCATATATCTTTATTTTAAAGACATATCATTTCATGATGATAAATCAATAGAATCGCTATTTTAATATAAATATTAAGAAATAGTTAATGTTCCAGTAACAGTAAATTTGGCTGTTTTTGAACCACATGGTGTACAAGTTACAGTATTTGTTCCAGGTGTAGCCACTACACTAGGATAGGCACTTGGAATTCTAAATGCAGCCACGCCACTTCCACCATTTGCACCTTTTGTAGAAGCACCTGGATTGAAAAGTTGGACATCAACACCCGCACTTCCTCCACCGCCTCCGGTTTGGGCAGTTCCACCAGTTGCGCTTCCAGTAGGGTTACTAGCTCCTCGACCACCACCACCTGGGCCTCCATTTCCTGCTCCTAAATTTGGTCCATATGGATAAACACTTCCACCGCCGCCTCCAGCAACTACTCCACTAGCTCCTAAAGATATTCCAGGGAAAGTTGGTGAAACAGTTTTACCAGCACCTCCAGGTCCAGCAGATCCAACTGGATCTCCACCAGGTCCTGATGCATTACTTCCTCTAGCACTAGCACCTCCAGCGCCTCCAGCTAATCTAGTACCACCATTACCTGTTGCAGGGGGCATTGCTGCACCTCCAAAACCAAAACCATAAGTTCCTGAAACTCCTGCTTGGCAACCTTGAATGGCATTACAAGGCACACATGCGGCACCTCTTCCAGGTCCACCACCAGATCCTCCTGGGGCATCATTTCTTCCTCCGCCTTTTGCAATGATTTGTCCAGCAACTGAATCAATAGTAGTATCTCCACCTGTAACTCCATTAGGTAATCCAGGGTTTGCCGGTTGATCACCGCCTGCGCCACCGCCTCCTATAACAATGTCATTTGCTACTTTAAGATTAAGTAATTCTGTTCCATTAGGAGCGGGTACTAAAACTACACCTCCGCCACCTCCTGCTCCGACAGCACACGTTCCGCCGCCACCGCCTCCAGCAACTAATAATATATCTATACCAACATCATTTAATTTTACTACGCCTTTACGTTGACCATAACCTCCTGCTGATCCTGCTCCAAACGTACCTATTAGTGGCATATTTTTATTCTCCTTTTATTATGCAAACTGTGTTTGAGATGCAAGTACATCATATGTAGCGTCTCCAGTTTTAATAACCGTATAAGTATAAACATCTGTTGAACTTGCATTTCCAGCATCTGGTGCAGAACCACCTTGCCATACTGGTGTAACACTTGATCCATCAATTTGAACTGCGTTGTTGTAATAAGCAGATCCACCTTGTGGAACTAAATGAGCAATAGTGATTGACTCACCTGTGTCCATAATTGAGTTTAAAGAATTTG